AAATATAATGAATTACATTAGAAAGATTTCAGTTGGAGCAGACTACAAGAACGCTATGCATTACATAGTCAATCAAGAGGTTCTAGGAGGATCGTACACAATAAGCGATATAGCTCAAGAGCAAGAAGGATTCAGTGTTTGGGTTAAAAAAAATGAAGAGTCTGTAAAATGGAAAGAGTTTAAAGACATTCCAATAGTAGTAGAATACAATATAAATTTAATATGACACCAAGATGGGATTATTTGGTAAAGCCATTCGGGAAAGAGTACAACAACACAAAGACAATAGCGGATCAAGAGTTCACGATAAACACATCAATAGAGGATGCCAGTTATGTGAACAGGCTGGGAGTTGTGTGTGCGGTGCCGAAGGGTGGAGAGATACCACTTGGTAGCTTAGTAGTTGTTCATCACAATGTGTTTAGAACATACTTAGACGCTAAGGGTAAAAAGAGAAAAAGTAACGAGTTCTTTAGGGATGGAGAGTATCTAGTTAATCCTCAAAGAATATATATGTACAAGGATGACAAAAGGTGGAAAACTACAAAAGATTACTGTTTCATTTCTCCTATCGATCATAATCAAAATAACGAAATTTATAGATCGGACAAGAAAGAAGAAGAGCATGTGGGAATTGTAAAGCATAGCTCTGTATTCAAACAAGGAGATAAGATAGGGTTTACTAAAAACTCAGAGTATGAGTTTACCATAGACTATCAAAAAGTCTACAGAATGAATCATAATGATATTTGCATTAAATTTAATTAAATGGAAGAGTATTGGGTTACCACATCAACGTGGGAAAATTATTGTTTCACTTATACATACACTGATGAGTGATACTAAGGATACAATATTAAGAGTTATAGAAGCAGGTGAAAGGGCTGTAGAGGAACTAATAAAAGTAGCGCAAGAAAAGATTATTACAGGAAAGCCTGATGATGATTTAGCTGCCGATAGATTAAAGAATGCTGCAGCAACTAAAAAGCTTGCGATATTTGATGCTTTTGAAATACTTCAAAGGATAGAAAACGAAAGAGAAAAGCTTAATGGCGAAGATCAGACTAAAGACGGCAAAGGAAAAGATACGGGATTCCAAAGCTTTGCAGAGTCCAGAGGACGAAAGTCTTGAGCTATGTAAGGTTATCTCTCATATCGATGATAAGACTAGGGATAAGCTAAACAAAAAGAAAGCTTGGGATTATGGATATAACAGTGACCACGATGTAATTGTTATATCAAAATCTGGACAAATTGGTGAAGTCGTTGAAGTGCAAAATTTAAAAATAGCACTACCTTTGCAGCCGAAAGAAATTCACAAAAGAAGTGAAAAAGACTCGGACCAATATTGGGAGCCATTTGAATATCCAAAAGAACTGTCAAGGATCAAGACCATTTTCCAGTGGAATGAGTATCCGAGTGCATTCAAAGAGTCATGGGTCGACTACATTGAGGATGAGTTCAATAGAAGGGAGAGTGGTTTTTGGTTTAAAAATAATGGTTCTCCTACTTATATTACTGGGTCTCACTACATGTACTTACAGTGGACAAAGATTGATGTTGGGCATCCAGAATACAGAGAATCAAACAGAATATTTTTTATCTTCTGGGAAGCCTGTAAAGCAGACGACAGATGCTACGGCATGTGCTATCTCAAAAACAGACGTTCAGGATTCAGCTTTATGTCATCAGCAGAAACAGTTAATCAAGCTACAGTCACCTCCGATGCTAGGTTCGGTATTCTATCCAAGAGTGGTGCAGATGCAAAGAAAATGTTCACAGACAAAGTCGTTCCAATCTCAACAAACTACCCCTTCTTCTTCAAGCCAATCCAAGACGGTATGGATAGACCAAAGACAGAGCTTGCATACAGAGTGCCAGCATCAAAGCTTACAAGAAGGTCTATTGCAGATACAGAGAATGATGACGACCTTGCAGGACTCGACACAACCATTGACTGGAAAAACACGGGAGATAACTCCTACGATGGTGAAAAGCTACGTCTACTCGTCCACGATGAATCTGGAAAGTGGGAACGCCCCGATAATATCCTCAACAACTGGCGTGTCACTAAAACTACACTAAGGCTAGGTAGGAGAATTATAGGTAAGTGTCTAATGGGATCTACCTCAAATTCTCAAGACAAAGGAGGGGGAAACTTTAAAAGACTTTACAGAGACTCTGACGTAACGCAAAGAAACGCAAACGGTCAAACCAAAAGTGGAATGTACTCTTTATTTATTCCTATGGAGTGGAACTTTGAAGGGTTTTTAGATCAGTACGGACAGCCAGTCTTCAGGAAGCCAAATAAAGCCGTTTTAGACCATTATGGAGACGTTATAGATGGAGGGGTACTAGACTACTGGGAAAATGAAGTAGAGAGCCTTAGAAGCGATTCTGACGCACTTAATGAGTTCTATAGACAGTTCCCTAGAACGGAAGGTCATGCATTTAGGGATGAAGCAAAGAATAGTTTATTTAATCTCACAAGAATATACGAGCAGATAGACTTTAACGATAACCTACAAAGACAGCGTGTGGTTCAAAGAGGAGGGTTCTCTTGGAGGAACGGTGTTAAGGATACAGAGGTTATATGGACACCAGAGAAACATGGAAGGTTTTATGTAAGTTGGATACCACCTCTTGAGCTTAGAAACAGGGTTATAAATAAAAATGGATTTAAGTATCCAGGCAATGAGCACATAGGTGCTTTTGGATGTGACTCTTATGATATATCAGGGACTGTTGGTGGTGGAGGTTCTAATGGTGCTTTACATGGATACACTAGAATGAATTTAGATGGTCCAACTAATATGTTCTTCTTAGAGTATGTATACAGACCACAAACGGCAGAGCTGTTTTATGAGGATGTTCTTATGGCTATGGTGTTTTATGGAATGCCAGTATTAGCTGAGAATAACAAGCCTAGGCTCTTGTATCACCTTAAAAACAGAGGATATAGAAAATGGAGCATAAACAGACCCGATAAACACAGAAATGATTTATCTAAAGCCGAAAGAGAGCTTGGGGGGATTCCCTCATCTCCAGCTGTAATATCTATACATGCTGAAGCAATAGAGAGTTATATAGAGAACAATGTAGGATTTAGTGATGAAGGTACTGGTAATATGTACTTTAATAGGACATTATTAGATTGGGCTAACTATGATATTGGTAATAGAACCAAGTTTGATGCAACAGTTAGTTCAGGTCTTGCTATCATGGCAAACCAGAAATACGTCATTAAGGCTAAAAGAAAAGATACAGAAATAAATGTTAACTTTGCAAGGTATAATAATACAGGCACAGTTAGCTCTATTATAAAGTAAAAATATGCGAGGAACTTCTGGGAAGTACGTTATTGGATTTCCAAATCAATTAGCTTCAGATGCTGAGAAAGCATCAAAAGAATATGGGCTTATGGTAGGGCACGCTATAGAGTCTGAGTGGTTTAGAAAAGAAGGTGGTCAATCAAGGTTTTACAACAACCGTGACACCTATCATAAACTGAGGACATATGCAATGGGCGAGCAGTCTGTTAGAAAATATAAAGACGAACTTGCTATAAATGGAGACATATCCTATCTAAATCTTGATTGGACTCCTGTGCCTATTATACCTAAGTTTGTAGACATTGTAGTTAATGGCATTTCAAATAGATTGTTTGATGTAAAAGCTGAGGCAGTAGACCCAGTATCTTCAAATAAGAAAGCGATGTATAAGAATCGCATCCAGACAGAGATGCGTAACAAAGAAGACTTCGAGGAAATCGGAGCTATGCTAGGAAAGGATATGTTTAGCGTACAGCCAGACATGCTTCCAGAAACAGATGATGAGCTAGACATACATATGCAAATCGATTACAAAGATGATATCGAGATTGCTGAGGAAAAAGCTATTACATCTGTATTAAAGCATAACAACTACGAACATATAAAGAAAAGAATTGATGAAGACTCTACAGTTATTGGAGTCTCTGCTGCAAAGCACACATTCAATACTCATGATGGAATAAAAGTTGATTACGTTGACCCAGCTGATTTAGTATTCAGTCCCACAGAGGATCCGCACTTTCAGGATTGCTATTACTTTGGAGAGGTTAAAAATGTAAACATTACGGAGATCAAAAAGGTTGATCCATCAATAACACAAGAAGAGATAGAAGAGATTGCCAAGTCGGCATCTAAGTTTGATTCATATCAAGGAATGCGAGGTGGTTATAAAACTGACTCATTTGATAAGAATACTGCGACATTATTATATTTCTGTTACAAGACTGACAAGAATATCGTATACAAGAAAAAGAAAACAGCACAAGGCGGAGAAAAAGTGCTAAGAAAGGACGATCAATTCAACCCACCTAAAACAGAACAAGCACGTTTTGAAAAATTATCTAAAAGAATTGATGTATGGTACGAAGGTGTTCTTGTATTAGGAACGAACAAAATCCTCAAGTGGGAACTGATGAAAAACATGGTGCGTCCAAAGAGTTCAATGGAGAGAGTGTACGCTCCCTACGTTGTGTCTGCGCCAAAAATGTACAGAGGTCAGATTGATTCACTTGTAAAAAGAATGATTCCTTTTGCGGATCAGATACAACTGTTACACCTTAAACTTCAGCAGGTTGCTGCCAAGATGATTCCAGACGGAGTCTTTATTGATTTAGATGGACTATCAGCAATAAACCTAGGGAACGGAAATACATACTCTCCGCAGGAGGCTTTAAATATGTACTTCCAAACAGGTTCTGTATTAGGTAGAAGTTTAACTGAAGAAGGAGAGTTTAACAGTGGGAAAATCCCAGTACAAGAGTTAACCTCATCTGGAGCTAACTCCAAGATATCCTCTCTTATTAGTATGTACAACTACAATCTCAATATGTTGAGAGGCGTGACAGGCTTAAATGAAGCTAGAGATGGATCTATGCCAGACTCTAATGCATTAGTTGGTGTACAAAAACTAGCGGCACTAAATTCAAACACAGCTACCAGACATATATTAAAGTCAGGACTCTTTATGACAGAGAGATTAGCAGAGTGTATTGCTTATAGAATGTCTGACGTTTTAGAATATTCTGACATGAAGGATGACTTTGTAAAGAATATTGGAAAGTACAGCGTAGATATATTAGACGAAATCAAAGAGCTTCACTTACATGACTTTGGAATCTTTATTGAAATGCATCCAGACGAAGAAGAGAAGCAGATGCTAGAACAAAACATTCAGACTTCACTTTCTGCTGGAAAGATTGATATTGATGATGCCATTGATATTAGAAACATCAAGAACGTAAAGATTGCGTCACAACTTCTAAAGGTTAGAAAAAGACGTAAAGAGAAGCTTGATAACAAAAGACAGCAAGAAAACATTGCTCTACAGGCAGAGGCTAATCAGCAAGCAGCAATGACATCTGAACAAGCTA